CGGTGCTGCTGAACATTCGGAGATACACCGTTTTAAGGTCTCCGGTAGGCGTCCCGAGGTCCATCGTGATATCCTTTATCCACCCTTGCCCCTCTGCCGTATTCGGACGATTCTCCGTTACGGTTGCGAGCGTATCGGTATCCGTATCGAACGCCATCGTTCCTGTGGCGCCTCCATCCGTATACATAGCGAGTTTAGCGACAAGGTAACGGCTTTCGTGCTTAAACGTGTACGCCTGTACGTTTTCGAATCGGTTAGTCGTTGCGCCCGCATACCACGAACCCGTCTTCGTCACGCCCGCCGTTTGGAACGGAGGCTCGGCGCCCTGTATATTAAACCCGTGCTGCATGATTCCGTTGTCGACGACTTTGAATCCGTCAGGGCGTTCGATAGTCATGGCGCCCTTTGCGATATACAACCCGTCTTGGTTGAGTTTCACGAACTTATTCGGGTCGGCTACCGAGATGGCTTGTAGTGCGTTTCCGTCCCAATAAAAAAGACCGTCTTCGCCGACGATCTGAACGTTGTTCGTTTTGATTTGGCCAGCGGTAAGCAGTTCCGTGTTTACCCCGTCAGCCGTTATCGCATTCGGGAACGTAACGCCTCCGTCTGTTGTTACGCCAATACCACTCGAACGAAACACGACGAATCGATTCGGGTCGAGCGGATCTCGCGCAAGAATCCCCATGTTTGGCGGGTACTCGAGCTCGGTTAGCGAGTTGTTCAGCGCTTCAGTTGCCCGCTTGGTCGCTTCGTCGAGCACGTCGTATCGAATCGTCTTGCTCTCGCGGTCGTATATTTCGTCCATGAGGCGCTTGGCGTACTCGAATGTCACGTCGACGTATGTCTTTCGCAAGTTTGCGAGCGTGAATTTCGGCGCCAGTGTGCTCTCCGGATAGTCGACGATTTCTAGCACGCGAAGGTCGAGGTCGATGCCGAGCGGTTCGTAGATTGTCGGGACCGTATCGCCTAGCTCTGGCGACTGACCGAGTTCGGCAATATCGAGCGTAATCGAAACCGCTGGCGTGTCGACAAGCGCCGCCTGCATGTGCGCATTAAGCGTATCGATATCCGTAATGCGGTCGTCGTAGATTGGCTCGGCGTGGCGCGTTCCGTAGATGGCCGCCATCGGCGATGTGTACTCGCCGCTTACTACGTACGTTCCGTCGTCGTTCTTCTTACCGTATCCCTTTATATACGTACTCAGGCTATCCGTATCGACCTTACGGTTCAGCGTTTTGACGTTGTGGTTATAGCGAAATTGCTCCGTTGACGTTGCGCCGATCTGCTCGCGGATAACCACGTTGTTTCCGTTTATTTCGTACTCGGCTTCGAATCTCTCGAGCGCGTTCTTGAATAGCGCTAGGCAATTATCCTTGCCGAATTTCTCGAATGTCAGCGATGGAAACGAGTCGATAACCGAGAACGTCCACGAGGTTCCCGTGAAGATAAACGATAGGATTTGGTTAATCGTCTTCGAACCGTCGGTCAGTTCCGTGTATCGATACTCGTCGATTAAATCGAAAAAGCGGTGCAACGCTGTAACACGCTTCACCGCCGTCTGGCCTATCGTACATTCTTCGAGGGACTTGATTCGATACTCCTCGCCGTCGCATTCGATAATGGACTCCTCGGCGACAAGCGGAAAGGCGTCCTCGTTGCGCTCAGTCGACAGTACCGTGAATGAAATCGACCGCTCCCCGTTGACGGTGCGCTTGCGTTCGAGGCTGTCTCGTTGGTAATCGGTGAGCGCTTCGGTGACGCCCGATATGTTAGTTACGATGAGCATAGCGTGCCTCCTTTCGTAGAATTAAAAAAGAGCGGAGGGCATCCGCTCACTAATCGATATAGAAGCCGTATTTGGTTAAAAATTAAGTTCCAGTAATTCCTCTATCTTCAACCCAATCAGTATTTAATACATTGTTAGAGCTTGTTGTAATTCGCACCCAACCTTTAACTGTATACTGACTTCCTGCTGTGCCTAAAACAGTAGGTGCGGTATTTCTAACATAATCTCCTTGCTCCCAACTTCCAGAGGTAGGCATAGCGTTACGATTGACAAATCGTTTTGTGAATTGCAATCGTGTTGTATTACCGTCTCCTGTATTCGGGAATACAACTTGGAACTGTTTATCGGCTTCAGAAGATATAAAGAAGTCACGCAATGTATTTGCTGGATTCGTTCCGATAAAAACACGCCCGTTTGCCGTTGTGAATCGTCTGGAATCATATCCCCATGTATCCTCTATTACTTTAGGCGTAGGCGTTGTGCCTGTGTCCTTATCGTAGATAGAACCGCTAAATCGTTGTGATTCATGTAAAACGACTCGAACTTCTGCTGAGTTATTACCGTAGAAGTATAGTAGCTTCTTCAAATTGGAGTAATAGGAACTTCCTGCCGTACCATCAAAGACAATACGTGTTGCATTTCCTATTTTTGCGAAGTATTGCACTTTACCCGCTGACGCTTGTGGGTTTGTATGGATTGACGTATTTCTAAACACCACATCAGTAATAGCATTTGTTCCATCAATATCAATAAACGCATCTGTTACTTTGGTGTTGTCTAGATGTTCAAACCAACAATCATTAAATGTTACTCCATGCGTACCTCTTGTATAACTTGATTTGATAAGGAATGGACTAAGCGCACCGAATCCGTTAATTACAAACTGACCATCACGAATACGAGTGTGCCACGCCCCATCGATCTCAAGAACTCTGTCGTTAAAGAAGGCATACAGGTAATCTAATTTATTTTGGTCACTTCTAGCACCAAGATAAATACCTGTTTTATTGTAGAATAAATACACCTTCTTGAACTGATTGATATCACTCTGTACTCCCCAAAAACCATATTCAAAGTTTTCAATTTGTACATTTTGAAGAAGGATGTCTCCACCTCTCCAATCTCGAATACCGTATGTTCCAGTTCCATAAGTGCCGAATCCATTTGTCAATGCTGTGGTAGATGAGCCGAAATATTTCAAGGACATATCGATCATGGAGAATCCTTGGATACCATTATAGTTGTTGCTGTCGTACGCTTGACCGTCATCCGTACCTAACTGAATACATGCACCTGTACCATAGAATTGTAGTCGGCTTCCTCCGTTTTGATCTGGTCGCCCATCTCTCGTTCCGACGAAAACAAGCCCTTTTGTGTTAATTTGGATAGTAGAGTATACCTTGTAATCATCATAAAAACGAATAATCCTATTCTTCTGCGTTATTGCTTTATTAATCGCGGCATTGATACATGGAGCGTAATCGTAACCACCTGATACAGCTACTTTTAAATTATCGAACTCTTCAATCGCTGTCCATGTTACCTTTTTAGACTGAATCCCAATTTGGTCGTAGTTCTCGTTAATAGCGCCTTTCACCGTCTGCGCCGTCGTCTTCAACGTCGCCGTACCGACCGCCGCATCCGCGCTATCCAATCGATTCCCAAGCGAAGTCTCTCCGCCACGCGCATCCACGATCTCCGCATTCGAATCGCCCGCGCTTACCACGAGGTTATCAATCCGCGTGTCCTGCGCGTCTAACTCCGTTTTAACATCCGTAAAATTCGCATTTAAATCGTTGCGGAACGCTCGATTAAACAACGTCCCTAAACTTCGAGGATTAAACGCCATATCTTATCGCGTCCCTTCTTTATACGTAATAATATCGAAACTCGAACGAAATACTGTACGTCCCGCTCGCGCCCGTCATCGTAAAGCTATTCGCACCTGGCGCCAATGTCAGCACCTTGCGATTCGTCGCGCCGAACACGCTCGACCCGTTCTTCAGCGCCTTCGTACCGTCGAGCACTATCGTATTGCCCGCCACTGTTGTTCCCGTGTACTGCCACGTTTCGCCTGTCGTGTTGTTCACGATTTGGAGGTTCGTGCTTGCGCCGGTGAACGTAATTGTGAGCGGCATATACCGAGGGTCGACCGTTACGTCGCCCGCGTTAAATACGCTGAACGTCGACGTGCTGAACGTATAATCGTGCTGCTCGTCCTCCACCGATAGCCCCTGCCCGATCTGCCAAAGCTCGCTGTCGAAGTCGAATGTGCCGAGCGTAGTCGACACGGACTCGCGGTAAGCCCCCGCACTGGCGAATGTTACGCTAAACTCGCCATTTGTCGGCGTGTGCTGCGTGACCTCGAAGCCTTCCGCCTTTACGAGCATTCGCTTACCCGGCTCGCGACCGTCTACGAGGTAGAACGCCTGCTTGCTCGAAAGCATCGCGAATATGTCGTTAACTAGCAACGGAAAGTCGAGCGAATCTGCTGCCGAAAAGAAAAAAGACGCCGAGAGCTT